TCACTACGACGAGCACCAAATAGTTAAACGGGCTCGAAAAAAGGCAAAGAAAAAGGGCCCCCGAAGGAGCCCTTAATCAACTAGGGTAAACCCTAATTACGCTGAGCCTGAAGAACCCCACATGCCCAATGGATCAGACCAGCCGAAGCTATAACGCTCGCGGGCCTTGTAACGTACGTTACCGGTGTCAAAGTCACCGTCCATGCCTGTAGACATAGGGCTACGCACGAAATGCTTCAAACCGTTAGGCACGTCGGTCTTGATAAACCAGCCGTTTGTATCGGTCAAGAAGTGGTTAACTGCGTAACCTTCGGGGATAGAACCCATGCTCTTCAACGCGTTCAAGTCGTTGTCGGCAGTCGCCACACGCAAGTCGCTGTCCAGCAAACGCTTAGCAACGAACATCAGTGATGGAGGCACGATGATCTTACGGGGCTTAGCAGCGATCAACAGACCACGCTCATCCGTCCAACCAGCGATTTGAATAACGGCGGCTTCCAAAGAAGTCTCGTTCAAGTCCACTTGGGTAGAAGGAGTGTTGGAGTTGGTACCACCACCAACGGTGGGGTGCGCTGTGCTGAACAGAGCGACGCCGTCACCACCCAAGTATGAGCTGCTGAAACCGTTGTTCAGGGTAGCTGCTGCTTTAACTTGCTTGGTGTAAGACATTGCGCGGGCCAAAGACTTGGTGTAACGAGCAGACAGGCTGTCGTACAAGTTGTCTTCAACTGCTTCTTCAGTAATAGAGAAGCCCAAAGCGATAGTCTCGTGCGTGTAGCGTGTTGACCATGCTTCTTGCGCGTTGTCATAAGAAATCGCAGAGCCTTCAGCTTTAACTGGGGCAGTGCTGAAACCTGACAACTTAGTCTCTTCTTCAAAAGAGCGCTCTGAGGTCTCGGTTTCGTAGATTTCTTTATGCTCTTCGCCGTAACGGGCATACTCCATACCGAACAATGCGTTCAGGCCGGGGAGGAGTTCTTTAAGTAGTTGACTACGTGAAATTGCCATTTGTATTTACTCCTTACAGACCAACGTTATTCAAGTATGAATGTGCGCTGGGGTTGAACTTAACCAACACGTCGGTGTAAGCATCGCCGGGGGTAGAGGCGAAACCAACAACGCGGAAGGCGGCGGCAGCGGCTTGGACTGTGGCATCCAAAGCTGACGTAGAGTTACCAGTACGGGTAGAACCAGTAGAGGTGCTCTGAACAGCAGCAAAGAATGTGTTAGTGCCCAAAATTGTCTGAGCGCCAGAACCATCCAACTGAGCTTGGAAAACTACGTTGGGGTCGGTCACAACAAAAGCCTTAACCACACCAGTCGTACCTGAAGGGTAGTATTGGCTGTTAATAACTTGGCCTTGTGCGTTTACAAACTCGCAACCAACAAACACGCCAACAGCACCGACGCCTGAGCCGCCGAGGTTGTTAGTGGTAATGTCAGCGCCAGTCGCGGTAGAGATAGCCAAATAGCCATCAGCACCGACGATCACAACTTGACCATTGAAAATGTTGGTGGCTTCGCCAGCGGGGTCGATCAGAAATTGCTCTGTCGCACCAGCGTAAGGCATGCCATCAACGCGCTTGACGGGTTTTAGACCGTAGGGGGAAGCGGTAATTGCCATTTAAGGACTCCTAAAATTTAAGAACCAGAACCGAAACTAACCTTTGTCTTTTTCTCTGAGAACAGAGGCATACGCGGGTCATTTTCACGGAGGAAATTATTGTCAACCGATTCCACTTGAGCTTTACTTTGCTGTTCATAATAGGCAGCGCGTTGCTTGAGGAACTCCTCGGGAATACGACATAACAATAGTCCACCTACCTCAATACCACCTTTAAAGCGGCCTTCGGTAGTAGCGTGCATCATTAGCTCAGGATAATCCTCTGCTTTGCAGGGCTCATATCCCTCACGTAACTTTGAAGAGATGTTACTAGCATCGGCTACGCCCATTGTGCTTAGTCGAATATAGCGGTGTTTCCAGCCGGGACGCTCATCCGGCATTGGCAGAAGTTCAGGGGGTCGCCACGCTTCAGCACGCTGAAAGGTTGCGGTACGATCTTCGAGCTCACGGCTCAGACGTTTCTGTTGTTCGGCCATTATTCACCTCTCTTAAGTTGAGCAACCTGTTTCGCATACAATTCCAAAGGAACACCCAGTCGGCGAGCAATAGCTGCCTCTGAAGCCTTTAGACGAATCCGATTAGGCGGAGTGCTACGTGAGGCCGGGGCCACAACGGTAGCGGGTTTTGTTGCACGGCGGGGAGTTTCCTCTTCTGCCGGTTCTGACTCTTCTTGAGGAGGAGCGTCATAATCCTCATTGCTCCCGAATTGTTCGGGGAATTTCTTCCGCATGGTACTATCAATCGTTCGATAATACTCATCCGATGTGGGGTTTATACCACGATCTTCTACTAATTCCGAATGTAAGCCTAAAGCAAATGCGGTCATAGCCCGGTTTTGGCCGAACCATTCATTTTTGCTTTTCCATTTTTCAGCGCGTTCATCAACTCTAGGCGTCTGTGGTATTTGTACCTCATTTTCCTTAACTTGTAAAGGCTTCATATTACTGGCTTTATCCAGTCTTAATGTTGCCTGCGCTATCTTACGTTGGGCCGCTACCATTGCGTCGGAATCACCATCGTCATACGCAGCTTTGTAACTACGTTCTGCGGCGGCTAATTCATTTTCAGCAACTTGCTTGGCCTGCTCAATATAGACTTCACTACCCTGCGCTACTTGCTGCTGTAGGCGTTTGTTTTCCTCTAAGATATTACGAGCGAATTCCTCTGCGGCCTGCCGCTCACGAAGAGCTGCTTCCTTTGCACGGCGTTCGTCATGGTATCCACGAGTAAAACGTTTAATTCGTTTCTGAACTTTCTCGTCGTACGAGGCTAATTCATCGTCTGTTACTTCTTCAGGAGGTGGGGCCGCAGCCTTTTTCCTGTCCTCTTCGGGAGTATCGTCTTCAATTTCAATCTCGAAGTCGTCCTCTTTAGCTTCTACCTGTTCGTCGGGGAATTTAAATTCTTCCCCTTCAAAGTCTTTATTCGCCATTGCTTACTCCTTAGCTTGCTCGTGAAATGCCACGGGGGTCTTCCACAACTGCTTCAACCGAATCATCATTGATAATGCGGAATTCACGGCCATGAATCTTCAGACGGGTGCCTGAATTGGGGCGGACGATAACAAAGTCACCTTCCTTGCATGATGGTCCATTCGGGAAGCGGGTAGCGTCCTTATAGGCATCAGGTCCTAACTTAATAACGAACAGTACTGGGGTTAGTACTTCTTCGTGCATCATTGACATGCTTGACTTAATCAAGCCAACTTGGCTGTCGGCGAACTCTTCAGACGCCTCTGGCACAACACACAGCAGTCGGAACGTTTTAGGGTCCGGTAACTGCTTCGCTTTTTGCTCTGGCGTAGTATTCAGAATACCCGACAGGTCTACTGCAGCCGTATCAAATTCACTCATCTTCGTTATCCAATCTTTGCACAAGGTCTTTGACAATAGCCTCGGCATGCGTAAGACCTCGGATTACGCCACAGAGGTGCCGGTACTCAGCATGGTCTGCTGCTCTCCCGGCGGTTAAAAATGCTGATTGCTCTGCCCGGAGCTTGTCGAACTCCGAAAGCAGGTAGTTTGCTAGTTTAGGGTCCATTACTTCTTAGGTGGTTGCTGAGCGTTAGCCCGATTTTGTTGTGATTTAGCTTTAGCGATGTCGATACCCATACGAACACCTTCTGACTGCTGTTTAGCTGCCAAACCACGCTTGTCGCCCTCGACCTTGGCCCCGATCTGCATACCAGCAATACGCTCTTGCGAACGCAGGCGCTCCCGTTCAATCTCAAGCTGGTCGGCTTTAGCCGCTGCGTCAGTAGCGAGTTTCTTCTCGTCAAGCTCCAACTTCTTCATCTTGAGCTGAAGTTCCTGCATCTGCATCTGCAGTACTGGGTCTTGTTGTTGCTGGGCCGCTTGCTGTTGAGCCGCTGCCGCTTGGTCCTGCTGCAGTAACCGTGCTGACGCTTGAGCCGCCAACTGAGCCACTTGAGCTGCCAACTCTTCTGGCATACGCTTGTTCTCTTCTTCCGTGGGCATGGGCAGACCTAACTGCTCCTCGATACCACGACGATACTCAAACGCCACGTGCTCGTTGATGTGCGCCATCATTGCAGCTTGGAACTGCTGACCCATCGGGCTTTGACCAACCAAAGACATAATCTTGGGGTCCTGCATAGCAGACATGTGTACTGCGATATGCGCCTCGTGGTTCTGCTCAATAAACGCTTTAGCTGGCTTGCCAGTCAACAAGTTCTGATTCTCTTGGATTGGATCGGTAGGAATCGCATCATCCTCAATCGGCACGAGCTTGTCGGCGTTCTTGATGCCCAACACCTCAATCATCTGACGGTGTAATAAGGGCAAGTTATACAACTGTGGGGCCTGCTGAGACAACTGCAACACTGACTGATACTGAACAATCTTCTGCGCAGTAGTACTAGCGTTGGGGTTAGACACAGGAATAACATCCACTGAGTCATAGTCAGAGCGGCGAGCCATGCGGCTGCCTTCTTCAGGCTCGTAGCTGTACTCTTCTGGAGCGTAGTCGGCGATGATTGCCTTCAAGAGCTTAAACTCCTGACGCATTGTGTAGTGCATACGCGCTTGAACCGCGCCCATCACCTTCAACATCCGCTCAAGAATCGCCAGTGTGGTACCAACAGGAGCATTAGCGCTCATGTCAGATACGTTCATATCCCCACTAGATGCAAAAGCTCGGCCTTCTTGCACGATGTTTTGGAACAACGTGTATAAAACTTGGCTTGGTTCTTTATATGGGAGTGGTAAGATGTTGTCACGGATCGATCCGGAAGGCACATCTACGTCCCTAAATTCTCCGGGGGAGATGGGCGTATCGTCGTTTTTAATCCGCAAACCCCGA